AGTTGGTCACCCAATCCCGTTCCAATGTCGCTAACGGTACCCTCAAGACCAGTAAGTTGATCGCCAAGGCCACCAACGGTACCTTCAAGACCTGTGAGTTGATCGCCAAGGCCAAGCCCCAGTTCATCTAATTCTGTCTCTAGACCACCAACGGTACCTTCAAGACCTGTGAGTTGCCCAGAAATACCGCTAATATCGTCGTAAACACCCTCAAGGCTGGGTATAACATACGTGCCAATAGCACGTCTTTGCGCTTCTTCGCCTACAGTTCCTGAAATAAATTGTTGTACTTCTTCATCTGTTGGGTCGTAGCGATAACGACTGAAAAACTCACGAGCTTCTTCTTCGGTCGTTGCAAGTGGATCAAATATGCCTTGATAAGTTGGTAGGGTTTCAGATTCGTTAAATTGCCCTGTGTATTGTAAGGCTTCTTCGTCTGATATTTGATATCCCTGCTGTGCCGCCGCTTCTTTGACCTCATCAATATCGATATAACGTGGGTCAACATATTGTTGAATCGCGGTTTGTGAGTCTAAGTCAGGATTACTGCTAATCGTGCCAAGTACATTTACAACGTCTTCGTCTGTTGGTGTATAGGCACCACCCCACGTAGTAGCGTCTTTAGAGATAATGTTGTTGTAGTTTTGAATTGCATCAACGTCATCAGTTTTAAATATGTCAGCGGCTTGTTGAACAGGTGCATTATTGTTTGTGTTTTGTGCAAGATTAATAGCATTTCTAGATACATCAAAGAAGTAATCATCAAGTCCTGTCGATTCCTGAATAGCCGCTCGCATATCTTCTTCGGCTTGAGACAAAGAAGTTAGCCACGTAAACGGATCTTTTTTGATTTCTTCTCGTATATCTACAGTTTGGAACGAACCTTCTACAGTCTCAAGTGCGCCTGTATCTGCGCTCCACATTTCATAGTCTGGAGTCTTAGTAGAGCTTGCAAATGTTACTTCCCCTGTCGTTGGGTCGGTAATTACTCTACCGCTTACTGCACTGCCACGAGAGGTAGCTTCACCAATTGGGCGTACATATCCATATAACGAGACAAGGGGGACAATAGTTATGGTAGCATCTGAATCTGAGTCAGTTGTTGGGCTGTCAATATGATAACCGAGCGCATTTAGTTCTGACTCTGCCTCACCACGGTAGAGTTCACCATTGTCGTACTTATCCATGATATCCAACACTTCTTGCGGAAGCTGTTGGGCGGTCGCTACTTTTAGTTTATTTAGATCCCATGCGTTATCTAGCGCGGCTTGTAGTTCTAGTTCTTCAAGCTGTGCGTCAGTCACTCGCATGAAGCTATCGACTTTATTTCCAGTTACGTCTCTCAACGCGGATAAATCGTTACCGTATACATCATCAAGTTGAGCAAAAAATTCTTTTGCTGAGTCAGGAGTTACAGCCGCTTTGCCAAGAATACCTGTGCGGTCAATTGCTTCCTCGTAAATTCGTTGCCGTTCTGAGTCAGCAAGTTGTTGGTTTATCAGGTCTATTGCTGTAGCGGAATCGACATTAGTAGGTAGTTGTTGCTCTTTACCTTCAGTCAACCAGTGGTCATACGCATCAATATCATCCGCTAGACCGTTAACTTCTTTATATTCATCAGCGTTAAAGTTCGGGTCCATGCCTTGCACGAACGACTCTTTGAGTTTTTCGTATGCGGGTTCTAATTTTTCATCTATCTGATCTGCTTCGCTTTGAAAGTCTCCCATCAACAAGTCGTAGTCTTCAGTAAGATCAGTAAATACTTCCTCATACTGAGCGTATTCGTCCGCTGTGGTTTCTAAATTCGGGTTGTAGTAGTCATTAATTCGTGCTTCAAACAACGCCGCTTCGTCGTTGTAATCGTTAATAATTGCTTCGGCATCGGCGACAGACATTGTGCCTGCTTCTACATCATCATACGCGGCCTGTGCTTGTTGCTGTTTTTCTGTCAGCAATGCTAATTCTGTTTCGTACTCGTTTTCGTACCCACGATATCTTTCTAAAGCCGCAGTTCTTTGTTCTGTATTAGTTTCAATCTCGGTGGCTTTGGCTGTTAAAGACTCATACGCAGTATTGGTTTTGGTAAAGTTTTCTTTTACGTCTTTTAAATAAGTGCCGAGTTCTTCTTTACCGTATCTAACGATGTCCTTCATTACCGCTTCTTCAATGTTACCTCCGGTTACATACGCCTGCATCGACGAGTTAACCATGTCCATAACAAGAGCGGATTCGGCTTCGGTAAATTCGTTGTTAGGGTCAACTTCTTTGAGTAGCTCTCCACCCAAATAGGAACTAGCGGCTACAGCGGCAACAACGTTTTCATCAACATCTCTACCTGTAACGGCAGACGTTACAAGTGTTTGTGCGGCTTTGTAACTAGCGATCTCTCCGGCACTAGCTGTGCCGTCCTGCATTTTATCGCTAATACCCGCAAAGTAGTCTGACTGTCCCATAATATGTGGGACGGATGCCATCGCACCGCCCATAAGAAACGCTTGTACGGGGTCTCCGCCCATTATGGCGACGGTTGTAGCTTGCCCCGCACTTTGTCCGAGTATGTTACCCGCAACTTCACCCGCGCCCGATTGTGCTACGCTTTGCCCGACAGCAGACCCGACTTTAGCACCGATTTGTGAGGCAACGTACGCTTTTGCGGTGCCTTCTAAAACATCACGAATATCGCCCCCTTGGGCGGCAACCGATGCGCCTTGAATAAGAGGTACTGCCCACGCATTACCAGTGGCAGTGGCGGCAATAGAAGCAACAGTTACGACTAATTCATTACTTAAAACGTCTTTAGTTACATCTACGACAGGTTGTATAGCGGTATCGTCAAGCCAACTACCAACTTCAGAAATGGAATCGCCAACTTCATTTAATTTTTCTTCAACCCACGCCATCTTTTAGCACCTCGCTCAAATTTGTCTCAGCTACATAAGTGCCAAGATCAGGGTCATCTGCTGAGGATACCGTGGTAATATTTTGAAAATAGTTTTCAATAAATTTTTTTGTTTTTTCATCACTAAAGTATGTTTTAGCGTACTTATACCCTTCTTCGTGTACAGCGGCGAGTAACACCAATATACTAAAAATGTAAGTTTTGGGAGGATCGGCGGTTACTGTGTGGTACACGACTTCCGTGTTATTTTCTTCAGAGATAAAAAATAAAAGTGTATTGTTTGCGCGGCGTATCTGATACCCCATTTCAGGCGTAAAATTAATAAACTTCTTATACACCTCAAACGAGACACCCATTTTATTGCGTTTGTAATGCTCTTCGACAATATCTTTTGCAGACATACGTTTCTCAAGCATATCTTTCATCATTTGAGTGGTTTGTTTTTCAGACAGCTTTAAAGGCTTCATCACGTCCACCAATGTTATCTGGATGAAAATTGTCTTTGAACAATTCTAGGTAAGGAATCCAGCCGCCTACTAACACGCGAAATCCCAAACGAGTCAAATCTACCCACGTACTAGGGTACCAGAACAAACGTTCTTCACGTAGTTTAGTAAACACATACCCAAAACAAAATTTCCATACATATATAAAGTTTTTCGCGGCGATACGATTGAGTTGTTTTTTCGGATAGCCCATATGGTTCCATACATCCATAGCAAGGCTTTTATGTCCGATCTCTTCAATGGAATGCCATTTGTATAAATTAAATTCGCGGCTGTCTCTGTTTTTATAGATACGCAAAAATCCCCTAGATAACTCAGAAGCACAATGTTCAATCGAAACCATCGCGCCCAACCATAGACGACTATTCGGTCGCTTTATTAAACGTTGAGTCTTTTCGTACTCAATATATTGAAGTTCTTTTAATCCCTGTCGCGTATTGTGAGCGGTGTGCGCCGCAGAATGAGACATTTCTTCCTTTATAAAAGAGTCCATCCGCGCAAGTAATTCAGGGTTATCAACATACTCTTTATATGCTTTGGTAATGTCACAAAACGCCCGCTCCCACGCTGGGAACAAAATACTTGCCGCATTGTAATAATGTGTAAATACGGGAGAGTTGTCGCACCAATACTTCATAAATTACTCACATATGACACAGCAACGACAGCGGACGGTAAGCCCGGATGTGGAGTTGTCGCCGCTTCTGTGTGTAAGTTTAGCTGTGTATCGCTAGTAGCCCAATACATTTCAATATACTGCCCCGCTGTTAAATCAATCGAAAAGTTCCAATGCACAGCAATATCATCGTTACCTTTAATGGTATTTTTCTGCCCGCCATACGGTTGGTCAGTGCCGTTTTTGTTAATCCACGTCCATAATGTAGCGGCTGATGAGTTGTTATGCTCCAACTGCAACGTCACTTGAAAATTGTAAACGCCGTCAGCCGATGCTGTGATCTGACTGTTATCTGCTCCTGCGATACTTACACCATTACCAATATAGGTGTTTTCAAACTCAACGGGGTAGCCCGTATTAACAAGCGCGGCAGTCTGGTCAACCGTGCTGTAGAACAAACCACGCGGGAAATACAAAAACTTACCGCCATCTTCTGTAGACGTTACTTCGCGAATAACACCGATTAAACGGTTAAAGAACAAACGTAAAATGTTGTTACTTTGGTCTTGGTAAGGCCGGTCATACTCTTCTGTAGCAAGGGGTAGCGCGGGTGGCTCGATGCGATTAAGTTCGTTTGCCATTACCGCCGTCCATCTGGACGCATATCAATACGCGGAGCGCCTAATTGCCAGTGTACACCTAACGCATCGGATTCAATTTTCATTGCCAACTGTCGCCCGCGCACTCGGGTATAAATCTGCCCTGTATATTGTTCAACGGGCAATACAGCCGTACGAGTTACTGTAGACGAGTTAGTCCCACCTTCGGATGCAGGATTATTGTACCCAGAACCAGAACTCTTTAGTGGTAACAACGTCATTGTAGCTTGTGGACTACCGGCAGTTGACCCGTCAAACGTAATATCCGGCAATACCCGCCATATAAAGGCAAATTTATGTCCGTCATCAAGATCAAACTCAGCAGACGAGATATACGCATTAATCGCCGCAGGAGTACCTGTTTCGTTGTCGTCAACCCCAAACTCATGGTTAACTAGATTATTACTGTAAGTAGCGGCTAGCGGATAGTTACGTAGCCCAGAATCCAACCACGCGGTACGTGCCATTGTGCCGTAGTACCAGATATTTTGAACGTAGTTATAGACCACATAACGATCCACTGTTGATGAACTAGCAGAGCAATAAAACCACCAAATCTCATGGAACGCTTCGTTAGTCCCTGCAAATACTTGATTGTATTGAAGATCGTTAAAGTCGTTGAATACAAACTTACGTAGGTCGCAGGGTAATGCCTGTGTTCGCCCATCGTATTTATAAAACTTGTCAATGCCCATCCAGTACGCGACGCCATTGGCATAAGCAACGGCGTTTTGAGATGCGATAGAAGTGTTTTCGCCAACAAGTTGTGCAGTCCACACCGCAGGTGCTCCAACATACTGTAACGAGTACATAGCGGAGTTAGTCCAGACCAACACTTCTTGGCGTGATTGCGCCGCTGTTACAATTTCTGTGCCGCGAGATAACCGCAAACTACCTGCTTGATTTGTCGCCGCAGGAGTCCAGTTTGTTGCGTCTTCTTGATCTGACCAACGAATCAACATTGGATCTTGTGTAGCAGTGCCTATGTCGTTGGAACCAAAACAAAACACAAATCTGCTGATGTCAGAGATTAGAATGTAGTTCTGCACTGTCGGGACGCCAGATGCGCCGCCTAAACTAGATAATAAAACACCACGTGTTGTCGCCCCGTTTGTGGCATCCCAGTAGTAAATCGCCCCACCGCGAGGGCCAAAAATCAGATCTTCACCAAAGTTTGACTGACTCCACAAACGTAGTGGTTCTGCTGATGTAGTGCCTACACCCCATGTGCCCGCGCCCCACGCACCTGCGCCCCAACCTGTTAAGGGGATAGAAAACGCAGGGCCAACGTTGATCTGATAAGCCGCTGTGACCGAGCCACCGCCTGTAGCAGAACTCGATGCCGCGCTACCTGCATCGATTGTATAAGTAGTGCCTGATGTAAAAGATATTTGATATTCGCCGTTGATTGTTAGCCCACCAACTGCACTTGCGCCGCTGAACGTCACAAAATCACCATCAATATAGCCACCTGCCGCGTCAGTCACTTCAACGATAGGCGACCCTGATGTTGTTTCAAACGGGTCAGTTAATGACTCTGTAGCACGTAAAGGTGTGATGTCGTTGTAGGAACCACCTTCTTCTAGGTAAAACTTGAGATTCGTGCCTACGGCAATAAAACGAATGCTACCGAGTGTCACCCATGCCCACAAAGAACGACAAATACCTAAGAATGTAGACGATGAAATACGTTCCCAACCACCGATTTTCTCGGGCGTCCCTTGACGAAACCGCACCTTGTCGCTTTCAAACCAACCACCCTCATTTGTGTAGCGGGTATTTTCGCGATTAACGCCTGCTTTTAACAATAACTTCTTTAGCGCCATGACGTTGCCTTACATTGAATCCCCGAACAAGGGCGGGAATGTTGTTACTTGAATAGCAACGCTTTCTTTTAAGTGTAGCGTCTCACCACAATCGGCGCAGGTATCGGCGGCAATCTCATCTTCAGTAAGATCATACCCACAACTAGCGCAAACACGTTCTATATAATGAGCGGATTCAACTGTGTTATCGTCGAGGTTTCGTGCTTCATACTTAACTTTCATGTCGTACCCTCACAATTGTTTACGTCTGATTATCCATGAAGTACGCTAACTATGCTAGTTTTACTAGCTACGAGTTCCCTCGTATAAACCCCTCCCGTAGGAGGGGTTGCTTTAATTCATCAATTCAAAGTGTGGGGCGTCGATAAACGGACGTTTACCTTCAGAGCGGCGTGTATCAATATAGTGGTTCATCGCTTCTTCCATTGTACCTTCCCACTCACGAATATCTGGGATATTCCATGCCGCGCCCCAACGGACTTGCACGTCTTCCTCAATAGCCACTTGTTTAACCGCATCGGCAATATTGTCATAAACATTCAATTCCCAGCATCCTTTTCCAGCCACGTAAGCCATAAGGTCCACGGCTCTACCTTCGAGGTGCTTGGATTTCATCGTCTGTGACGCACCTTTTTCAACGAGGGCGCGTTGTTCTTCTTCAGTGCGAAGACCTTGTATGACACCAAAATCGATGTCAGTAACCTCAATTGCACGGCAAACAATTTTAATCAGACGCTCGTCTACGCCTTCCAACTTATCTAAAGATCGTTGTGAAAGTTGATACATTACTTAGTTAATCCTTTTTGTTTCTCATATGTTCTTAACCCACCGAGGCCAAGCATACCCATCAATACAGTCATTAACGACCCCATATCGAACTCAGGTAGCGCAGGTATTTCAAAACCAGATATCCCAACTCCAAAAAGAATAAGTGGAGCAAGCACGAAGTGGTATGCAAGCGCGACGCCACACGTCCAGCCCACGAAAGGTCGCCATCCGGCAACAAAGATTGATTTATGTTGGGCTTCTGCTTTGTTGACTTCAACTTGGACCATAGCCGCTTCATGCGCGGCTTTCTCCGCCATTGTCGCAATCTCGTGAGCCATTGCATTTTTGGCGTCCTTATCTTCAACGAACTTATCAAGCAAGCCTGTGACTGGCCCTATTAATGCCTGAATCATTTTCTATCTCCTTTAGATTTAAGGGCGCTGGCGCCAAAGAAAGCACTTACAAGTACCGCAATCGAAGCAAAATAAGTTGGAGCAATGTCTGCAATTAACTGAGCGGCAGTGCCCATAGACAAGAAATCCGCACAGAAGATACCAAATGGATATAGCAAAAGTCCTGCCAGAGCGAACCACGCCATTTTTCGGATCGAATCGCGCTGTGCGTCGTCATCCAACATCTTGCGGCGCATATCTTCCAACATGATTCTACGCTCTTGTTCATCAAGAACACCGTCGCCGTTCAGATCGTACTTTTGCATATCTTCTGTCATTTTTTCACTTACTTACTTCTATGGCTAATAATAAACAGTAATAAGGCCACGGCCCCGCCAATAATACCGAGAGTAAAAACGCCAACAGCACCATACAAAAGTCCATTCTTAATGGCTTTTTGACGAGCCAACTTTTTAGCCTCTTCACGCTTAATCGCTTTTTCTTTCAATTCCTTGCGAGTATTCTGCCAACGCAGGTAGTCGCTTTTGAGTCCGGCTCGACCGTACCAATCCATCTGCTCATAAAACTGTTTTTCAGCGGCCCTGATCTTCTCAAGCTCCCAGAACTCCTCGTCATTAGCCTTACCTTGCTTAATACGATTTTCGATCTTTTCCTTTGCGTCAAAAAACCTACCAAGGTCTTTCCCCGCTTCAGCAATCCCTTTACCTTCTTCAAGCAGACCGCGCACCGTCTGAAGTGCGTCTAATGCAACCTTCCCAACGGCTATAGCCTCAAAGATCATACCTAGGGCATCTTAGAGAGTACCGTCAAAAGCATGACCAAAATGGTTCCAGTTGCGGCAAGGAGTATCGTTTCCAAACGCTTTACGCGCCCAAATAAATCTTTGAACTGGATTTTG